AGGACAAGGAGCATACCCCACATCCGGGTCTACCACACTTAAATCATTGTGAACCCACTCCTCTATGAGTTCACGCATATTAAGTTTTCCTGGGAAAATTTGCTTTTGGCATCTCTAATGCGCCACCCATTTCTTTGCGTGGACAAACAAGATTCACCGACTTCCCTTTATTTGCTTTTACGGTGCCGCCTCTTTTCTTAAAACCCATGCCTTTAACGACTTGAGGTGCTTCTTTTTTTAAAGCTCTTAGTCCTTCACCCTTTGGTCCTGCGGGGATGTCCTTCATTTCTTTTTTCTCCTTACTGCTTTTACACGCCTTGGCTTGCCTGCTGGCTGACCTAATCTTTTCTTCTGAGCTATCCTACTACGCTTTTCAGCGGCTGTCATTTCGCTGCCTGTTTTGGGGGTTTTAGAACTGATACGCTTGGACGGGCGGCAATATGGAGTACCCCGTTTTTCACCCTTGCGACGGCCACACGGTTTACCCGTTCTCTGGTCCGTCCACTTCTCCTTGAACCACCTTTTGAGCGCCAGCCCACTTTTTGTTTTCCTTACCGCCATTTACAAACCCATCGCCCTTGCTACAGAAATCATAAGAAAGACAAACAAACTTACCGCAACAGCTATGACCCCAAATATTATAGCAGCAGCTTTTATGTTTTCTTCCAACTCCTTTTGTCTTTTAGCAGCTTCACGTCTCGCAGCGGCAGCAGCTTCTTTAGCTTCTTGTATACGCTTCGCCCTCTCTGCCACTATGGATGCCCAAGTCCCGTGTCCAAACCTCATGTCTACCATGGAGGCTATCTCTTGCATCTGCTCCTTTGCCAGCTTCGCATCTATGATCTCTTGCGCTACTGACTTTATGCCAAACTGATCTCCTACTCCTACGCCAGACTTTTTGTTCCGTCTCTGCTGTACCTGTTTCTCACCCTCGAACAGGTTATCTATATATCCAGCTATATCTCCAACATCTTGCGCCGTACTGATAGCACTTTTGATACCATCAACAGCCGACTTGAATAGAGCTATACCAGCCAAAGCTGTTGATACGGGTTCCATTTTTTCCTACGAGTACTGAGTTGCTTTTCTTTTGTTACTCATGACAACACCGCACCCTCTAGCAACATTAGGATTGCTAGATGGCCGCTTTGCCTTAGTAACTGCGGCTCCTCCATTACTCATGCTCAAGACTCCACCCGAAGCCTTCCCCTTTTTCTTCTTCTTTTTGCCCCCGGTGCCATAGTTAGCAGCACCTACCTTTCGGCATTTTGCAATTGCGCCCGAGGCATAGGCGCTTGGAAAAACTCTATAACGAGCCTTCACCTTATGATAACAAGCGTCTTTAGGCATTTGCTTTTCTCCGCTTCTTTCTTCCAGCGCAGTGCGCTCTTTCACTGAATCCTCTAGGTTTTTTACAGTTTATTGAACGCTTTCGTTTTGAACTCCACTTTTTCTTTTGTGGCGGATTGGATATCTGTTTGCTCATCGAGCCTCGCGAGATTGCCATCGTATGTCCTTCCCGTAAACTCCTCCCACATAGGTCTAATCATAGCATGAAGCTCGTCGATCTTTTCATTGTTAGCGTCGATCTTCACGGCCATTATCGCTACGTTTTTATCCACCTCGATTAAAGTAGACGATATCCAAGTCAGACCAGCAACGCATGCACCAACAAACGCAACGAAAACTGTTCCTGCTACAAACTGAGCATTTAACATTTCCATCTCCGTCTTGCTTGTCTAAGTCTGCTATTAGGATTCTTAGCAGCTTTTGGAAACTTTTTCATTTGTCCGGCACTTCTAGCGCAGAAAGACTTACGCCTCTTAGCAGCTTTGCTACCAGGCTTAACTTTACCAGTGACTGCTGTTTTTAACTTAGATCCCGGATTAGCCCTACGATAAGCCTTAACACCAGCCTCAGTCATCCCCGCCCCAGATTTAGTGGGGCGGAAATTCTTTTTGTTGCGCGGGGGCATCTTTGCGCGTTTACGAGCCATTATTAGTAGCTCTTCTGCACTTGCAAAATAATGGTGTATGTGTCCGCAGAAGAATGTCCCACAGTTGTGAACATAATGTCTCCTGTTACACCAGAGCTTGCAGGATTAGTCAGCCCTCCGAAAGGTGTGTAATCATGAAATCCACTTTGATTCTCTCCAAGCTCAATACAGAAATCATCTGTGCTGGCATCAAATAGAATCTTTACTTTCATCCCGTTACACTGCCACCAAATCTTCTCGATCGTGGCTCTTGTACATGTGCTGCCGTCTATGTTCGCAGACAACGCAGACACGTCAACCTTCTTAACAGCACTCTCACCGCTACCATCTGAGACGTTGGTAAACTTTAAGACTGCTGTTTTTGGGTTATCAACAAGTGTTTGTGATGTTACAGCGTCTGCCATTACAGCCTCCTTAGAATACTGAGTATTCTAGTTCAACAGTAAAACGTCCTGCTGTTGCATCCGCGTTCAGAGTCGTAGTTGCCGCTGCGTACAGATGTGTGCTTGCGATTGGCGCTGTCACATTGGGAACAAAGATATGGTAGTTTCCAGCCGTATCATTGAAGTTGATGTCGATTTCAGTAATAGACTGGGTCGCGCTCAACTGCTCATTGAATGATGTGACGCCAGCACCAACAATCTCTGTGCCTGAAGAAACCGCTGCGTTAGTAGCTGTGCCACTGGTTGCACTCAACTTTAAGCTTCCGGCCAAAGTTTGACCCGCCGCTGTTGTGATCCCTATCAAAGCTCTGTGAATAAAAAACTTTGTAGGAGTTACAAGACCGTCTGGTGCATCTGTATTGAGTGTTCCGAGTTCTACGAGAACATCACCGTCAGCATATGCAGTGCTAGTGTCTGTGCCTGCTAGTGTTCCCGCAAATGATTGAATCTTGCGTGTTCCCATTGAAACAAGCTGACCAGTAGCGTTTACAGAGAAACCTGTCTGAGTAATGGCACCAGAAGTTCCATCTTCATTAATTACTTGAAATCCGTTTTTAGACCGGACGGCACCGGAAAAGGTAGTAGTAGCCATGTACATCTCCTGTCTTGGCTAGTGTCAGACTCCCAATGAGTCTGTCAGGATAAACACAGCATACACCAAAAAAAGAGAGGCTGCAATTATAACAGCCTCTCCGAGTCTAGGGAGGTATCTCCATGCGTAAGAGATATTATTTACGGTAACAGAAAAAAGGGCGACTGAATAGCCGCCCTTTAATTCTAGCTTTTAACTAGAGTTTATGCGCCTGGTGAACCAAACACGCAACGTGGGTCAGAGAAGCCGAAGCTATAACGCTCACGAGCTTTATAACGCATGTTGCCAGTGTCGAAGTCTGGATCCATAGCAGTTGACAATGCCAAACGCTCGAAGTGCTTAAAGCCATTCGGTGTATCAGTCTTAATGAAGAATGCGTCTGTGTCGGTCAAGTAGTCGTTAACTACATAACCTTCAGGAAGCATGCCCATTGACTTGATAGCGTTGACATCGTTGTCTGCTGTTCCAACCCGTAGGTTTGATACGAGCAGACGCTCTGCAACAAATTGCAACTGACGTGGGACAATCAGCTTCATTCCACGAAGAGCAATGATCAAGCCACGCTCATCAACAAATCCAGCGATGCTAATCAATGCGTCTTCCAAAGAAGTCTCATTGAGGTCAGCAGCGGTTGCTGGCTCGTTGTTGAATGTGCCACCTGATGTCAATGGATGTGATGCATCACAAAGAGCAACACCGTCACCACCAGCAGAAGCACCAGCAGTAAACGCATTGTTCAGGATAGCAGCAGCTTTGACCTGCTTTGTGTGTGCCATGGAACGTGCGAGTGCACGAGTATAGCGTGAAGCCAGACGGTCATACAAGTTGTCTTCAACAGCTTCTTCAGTGATTGAGAAAGCCATTGCCACTGTCTCGTGATTGTAACGAGCAGTGAAAGATTCGTTCGCATCGTCAAATGCTACGCCTGCACCTTCCTGTTTAACAGGAGCAGCGCCGAATCCTGACAACATCACTTCTTCTTCAAACGCCCGATCAGATGCCTCGGTGTCGAAGATCTCCGCGTGTTGACCCTCATAACGTCCATATTCCATACCAAAGAGAGCGTTAAGACCAGGCTCTAGTTCTTTGGCGAGTTGTGCTCGAGAAATAGCCATATCTACACTCCCTTATGAAATAGCCGCTTCAGAATCAGACTGAAGCAGAGCGTGATTGTTAAGCATCACAATCATAGGAATACCAGCAGCAGTGAAGTCCTCGTTCTCAGGATCATCATGAATGCCCACAATCTTCAGAGGAAGAGAAGCATTAGAAGAATCCAGAGTAGCAACATCAAGCTTTGCACTAGAAATACCTGTGGTTGTGCTACCGCTTGCACCGCTATCGAACTGAGAGTTCTCGAAGATAGCAGCAATCGCAGTTGCGCGATTTGTAAAAGTAGCGTCTGTACAAATTATGAAACGCTGAAGCGGGTTATCATGCACAAATCCGATGATATCGAAGTTTGTGTCTGCACCCGAACCAGGCCATGTATTTGAGAACACTCTCTTACCAGTTGTAGACGATACATATTCACAGCCAGCGAATACACCAACGGGAGCTTGAGTATCTCCGGTAGCAGAACAGATAACGATTTCACCACCGTTATCAGCTTTCACCATTGATCCTTGGAAGATCGCGCTTGCACCACTGTCTATGAAGTATGCATTAGTGCCCTGAGTAGCTGGAGAGCCACCGGGCATATTAATCGGCTTCAAGCCGAAGGCAACATTAGTGTTTGCCATTGCTTACTCCTTATCAAATGTGAGGGTCAATCGTTTGACTTTCCCCCGAATGATACACGACTTTTCCTATCCGAATGAATAGGCATTGAGGGATGTTGTTCCCTCATCAAGTTTTGATCCACGGCATCCATTTGTGTACGGGTCTGCTCCCGGAAGTATTCAGTTCTTTCTTCAACCGTTTCTTCAGGTATTCTAGCCAGCATCAAACCGCCAACTCCTATCACACCCTGATGAGCACCTTCTTCGATGGTAGGAAATTTACCCTCGAGTTCTGGATATTCATCTGCACGAACGGGTTCCCACCCTTCACGCATCTTTGTAGTCACATTCATCTTGTCATCTTCACCACGAATGGCTGTACGAATCCAACGATGTTTGTACCCTGCGGGTGCTTCTGGAGCCTCCAGTTTTGATGGAGGTGCCCATGGCTTGCGCCTTTGGGTCTTTGCGCGAGTTTCCGCATCGCGAGGCGTTCTCTTAATAGAACCAGTCATTTTACTACTCCTTGACATACTTTGCATATTCTTCGAGCGGAACATTTAACCTCTTCGCTATCTGAATCTGCGAAGGAGTCAACTTGACTGTTCTGCGCCCCTTTTTCGTAGACGACTTAGAAGCCGTGGACTCAGCAGAGGCGACTCTGGGTCCTTTGTCTTTAGAGCCTCCAAACTTCTGTGGAAACTCCGAACGGACTCTACGATCAAGTTCAGTATAGTACTCATCCGACGATGGGTCAAACCCTTCATCTTCGATAAGTTGCCTGTGAATACCAAAAGCAGCGTAAGTCATTGTTTGATCTTGACCAAACCACTCGTTTTTCGACGCCCAAGCTTCTGCTTTCGGGTCTGGTTTTGGTGCTACCTGCTGCTGTGGTTGTTGCTGCTGCTGTTCTTGTTTAGGAGCAGCGGCCTGCTGTTCCTGCCTTTTCTTGGCCTGCTCTACTTGTGCCTCCTCCAAAGCAAGCCTGCTCAGATTCTTCTGAGCCTCGAACATCGCATCCGCATCGCCCTCATCATAAGCTTTCTGATACGCCACTTTTGCAGCATCAATCTGTGATTGTATGCGAGTGCCAAACTCACCAACGTAAGACTGATCAAGTGCCGTCAGACGTTGTCTAAGCTCATCATTCTGCTCTTTTACTTTCTGAGCAAACTCAACCGCTGCTATTCTTTGAGCTTCTTCATCACGATACTTCTGAGTAATCTTGCTTATACGATCACGAACATTCTTTGAATACTGATCAAGCTCTTCCTCTTTTTCGTCCTTCTGCTCCTCTTCCTCCTCAGAAGCCTGCTCAACAGTTTCCTGTTCAGCCTGCTCTTCCTGAGTCTCCTCCTCGGTTACCTCTACTTCTTGCCCCTGTTCCTCTTCAAGATCACCAGAAAGATCAGTAGTTTTCTTTGCAGCTTCTGCCATTGCTACGCTCCATAGTTTTTAACATCGTCAGGATCAACGATGGTTGCGATGACCTCGTCATCATTAATAATACGAACCTCTCCGCCCTCGATGTTGAATCTGGATCCGGCATATCTGCCAATGCAAACCCAGTCTCCCTCCTTGCACCAGGGGTCATTGTCGCCAAACTTATCCCTGTCCTGATAAGCAAGAGGCCCGAGTCTAACCACATAGGCCACCACCGTGGCTCGTGACTCTCGTTCTCTCACTTTGTCAGGAACATAGACACCACCGTCCGTTTTCTCCTTGCCCATGTAAGGCATGACAAGGATCCTCCACCCTGTGGGCTGTGGCATTCTATCTTTTAAGGATTTCGCTTCTGCGTCTTTTTCGGCTTTTTGTTTTGCGGCTCGTTGCGCTAGGACATATTCAGGTACGATCAGTGTCATCGATATACTTCACTTTCTTTAGCAGGGCCTTCAATTCATCAAGAGCGTAGGTGACACCCTGTATTTCACCAACTCTTGCTTTGTAGTCTTCCCAGTCTGTTACTCCACCGCTTGTGATTGAAACACTAATATCATCTACACGGTTAATCAATATCTTTTGATAGTCTTTTATAAAAGATACCACATCCATCTTGTTCCCCTTGTTATGTGACTATGTTAAATCGGTTTCTTAGAACCTCCTCTGTTGGTACAAGAACTCTATCGTCGAAAGTAGATGGCTGACCATAGTCATAAAATCCACCAGTTATTTTTGGATTATACGAATAAGGAGTGTCGTCTTCCTCTGTCTCTTCTTGTGTGGGACGATCAGGGCCGTCTCCACCAAAGAATGGACCTTGACCGCCAGTCAATGCATCTTGAGTAAAGCCTGGTATGCTTTGCATGCTAAGAGACGGTGCATCTGGAAGTGCGTCTACAAGAGATCCTAAAGTTCTACTCGGTACAGTTCCAGACATGGGAACTCCGCTTAACTCGTCAGGCGTTCCAAGACTTGCTAAACCTAAGTTCTGAACATCTTGAGCAGCTTGTGTTTGAATAGATGGCGCAGTATTATACGCTGCAAATCCTTTTTCTATTGCCTCTTGTTGCATTTCCGCTGGGGTTTTACCCGTAACATTTCCAGTAACTGACTGACTCATTCGACTCATGTAGTCAGACGCAGTCCCTGGGAAATCTAATTGTGTTGTTACGTTTGTTTGATTTAAGCCCTGTGTCACGTCTTGAGTAAGTTGTGGAGGACCTTGTAACTCTGCTTTTATTTGCTCCTGCTCTTCCGGGGTAGCGTTCGCTACAGCCTTCGCCTGCTCTGGAGTCAAGAAGTCTGCAAGATCTCCGATAGCTTGTTTGGCTGAATTATATGCTTCCTTGATACCTTCAGTGACCGCTGCAAACGCCTGACCTGTAAACGTCTGTGGCTCACCCGGTGGTGCTGCATCAGGTGGTGGCATTCCCTTTAAGCCGTAAGTGGTATCTGTGAGAGCCTCTGCCGCAATACCAAACGCTGGATTCAATGCACCAATGCCTGCTATCGCCAGCATATCTGTAGGACTTCTTTTCTTAGCGAACTCTTGAACGGGTCCAAGATAAGTATTGAATCCTTTTTTCTGGACACCGGATCTTAAAAATCCTGGCTCTGCTGTAGGAAATGCTGGGTTGTACCCAATCTTACCAGGTTGATTAGTTGGATTTGCAAACTTTGAAAATTGATTGTTGGCTATACCTGCGCGAGTCTCGGCACTCATTATGTTTGCATAGCTAATTTTGTTTGCAGGTATTCCAAAAACTCTAGTAAAAAAGCCATCGTTACCATATGGGTTATCAAGCGTTATTCCTTTAGCCTTGTTGTATTGTTCTTGAAAACCCCCATCATCCATGGCCTGACCCAGACTTTTACCAGCTTGATTAACATTTCCAAACATAGCCTGTGACTGACCGGGAGAAATTCCTAAATCAGAGTATGATTTACCAGAGGAACCAGAGGGTTTATCATCTTTGTCATCCGCGCCTCCGCCGTTGCCTCCGCCCAAGCTGGCTTGAGCATCGGCCATTTGACCAGGATCAGCCTTAAACGCAGGTATACCCGCCGGACCCGGCTCACCAGATCCACCAAGCTGCATCAATATTTCAGCTTCAGTTGGTGTGATGTACGACAGCATGTGATCTTGCCCACCAATCTGGGTGCGACGCGGGACGGCCCCGCCCCGCTTGTTCTTCATCACTCTGTCAACGGCTTCAAACATTATTTGATTTGTACTTTTCTTGGGTTAGCCATGTATGCTTTGCCCATGCCAGCTACAAACTTATTGTCCTTTTCTTGCACAAGGACTTTTCCTAAGCCTGCTTTTACTGGTTTTACTGGTTTTGTTTTTGCGTCATCCATAGTTGCCTCCAGTATGTTTGAGCCGCCGTCTCTGCGCCGCCGTCCTTCATTTATAAGCTCTTTTGCCTGATTAGTCGATACACCAATATCTTTTGCAAATTGTGCTGCTCTAGGTTTTGCCATTATTTCTTACTCATCCAAGCTGTTGTGCCCATATACGCGCCGACAATGCCTGCTCCACTAAGGAATATAAGGTCGGTGACGGCCCCTAATCCCTCTAGCTTCTCTGCCGAACACCATGGAGATGCCAAGAAAGCCGCATAGCAACCCATGAATATCAGAGTGTATCTAGCCATACGCAACTGCGCTACGTTTTTTCTAAGCTCAGTCTCAGTCTTTTTGATATCCTTGGCGTGTTCAAGCTCCTCGTCGGTAACTACCCCGTCGCCATCCATATCGTATTGGTTGTAATCGCTGTCTTTCTCTAGGGATTTTTGCATCACTTCTTCCCAAAAAACTTCGTCGCTGCTCGTGTTCCAAAGCTAGCTGCCACAATAGTTCCCAAAGTATACTGATAGTAATCCGGCATGGACTCAAGAGCGGCAAAACCATTCGTGACTATCTCCCTGCCCCAATCACCACAGAATGAGAGTATAAGCGGGATCGAGAACAAAATAGTAAGCCATTCGTCTTTCCAGCTATGTGCAGAAGCATCAGCCATTTTGAGATCCCAGTCAATCTCTCCGGTAGCTTTCTTCTGCATTATGACAGCTTCTGCCTGGGCTTTAGCGACCTTCGCACCAGTCACAGCCTTTTTCTCTTCGACTTTGCCCTCGAGCCATGTACCAGCTAAATTAGCTATCGGTCCTAAAAACTGTATCATTCGTCCTCCAAGATTTCCATAATCTCGCCAGCTTCAAGTCTAACCTTGAGTTGTTTGCATGACCACTTTTTATCAAAGTCTGTAGTGTGCCCAACATTACGTTTAATCTTGCGGCGTATATTCAGGCACTCAGACAAGTTCTTGTAGGGCGTGTATTCAACACGTTCTTCACCTATCATCAGTAACAAAACGAAAGTCATCTCAATCATTTGTTAGTCAACTTTTCAATGTTGTCCTCAATTTTCGTCAACCGCCTGTCGTAAAACTCCAACACCAGTTTCTGTTGCTGGTCATGTGGAGCATTACCACTTTCAATGTTTTCAGCCAGCTTCTCTAACTCACTAGCCAAATGCTCAATCATCATAAACTGCTCTGAGTCAGCAGGTAAACTACCCATTTCACCACGCGGCCATTTGATGCGAAACTCTGTGTTCATGGCAAGATCTGTTTCCTGCAATATAAGCTTATTCTCGATAGTATTTAGACGTTCTATCACTCCGAAATATGCCCATGTGCCAACTGTTGCAGCTATCAGCAACGCAATCAAATTGCGTATGGGCATCGCCAGTTCTGTGTTCTCGCTCAACTTTGGCATCAGTCACACGCAGTTTTTCCAGCACAATCTGTAGGAAAACAATGTGCCATCATCTTGTAATACTGATTGTGGTACGTTGCTCTCCACATGTCCTCATCTATCAAATGTACACACTGAGCTTTTGTAAAAGGCTGTTGAAGAGCAACCTGGTTTCCTATGTACTGCCATTCATGGCCGTCAAACCCCCACATAGAAATTACCAGAATAAACTCTTTAGTCATCGGTGATCATCACCCACTCTACGTCTCCGTCCTTAACAGAGAAGTTACCTATGCTTTGCCAATTCGTCTCATCTACGAATGCTTCCTGTTTGTCATCGGTGGTGATGTACGAATGAACCATTCCAGCTAATATGGCTGCTATTATAATGTTTTCCATTTTACTGACCGCGTTTTAAGTTAGCCTGTGTATTGATGCGATAGATGTTAACATCGTTTCTATCGGCAGCAATCTTCTCTTGCAGAGCCTGCCGCTGCATTGCCGTATCGTAAGCTTGCTGCAACTTGGCTTGATCGATCTGGAAGTCCAGTGCATCGTTCTGCATCTTACGCTGTATCTCAGCCGTATCGTTCTGCAACTCCTGCTGACGTATCTGAACCAGTGGATCAGGTGGAGTTTGCGGCTTGAGTAGTGGTGCAAGTTGTTCCATGGTATCAGCAATCTGCTGTGCCACCGCCGCTTCAACAGCGTTCGGATCAATTTGAGGTATA